GACTCTTTCTCTGAAGCAGGTAGAAGATATGTTAAAGAATGGTATCCATCAGGACTAAGAACACGTATTATGCCTAATGGTTCTATCTTAATCATAAATACTAGGTACCATTATGATGATTTATGTGGGTGGTTATTAAAACAACAAGAGAATGTGGGTGATTATGCTGTTACTCCTTGGGATGTAGTACGTATTCCTGCATGGTTAGATGAAGAATCTGCTGAGTTACTAGATTTACCAGTAGGTAGTAGTTATTTTCCTGAATGGAAACCTGATGATATTTTAAAAATAGATGAAGCAGAGATAAAAGCTTCCAATGGTGCACGATATTGGAATGCATTGTATATGCAGGACCCAACACCTGATGAAGGTGGTATTATTAAAAAGAAATGGATACAATATTGGGATGATGAAGAGCCACCACCTTGTGAGTTTATAGTACAAACATATGATACTGCTTTCTCTACATCAAGAACTGCAGACTTTAGTGTAATACAAACATGGGGAATCTTTCATACCTATGAAGAAAGTGAAGATGGTTATGAAAACTATGTGTCACAACTAATACTACTAGGAAATATAAAAGGTAGATTTGAATATCCAGAATTAAGAAGAATAGCACAACAATTATATGATGAACATAGACCTGATGTTTGTATGATAGAAAAGAAAGCATCTGGTCAATCACTAATACAAGATATGAGAAGAGCAGGACTACCTGTTTTAGAATATCTACCAGACAGAGACAAAGTATCTAGAGTTTATTCTGCTACTCCTATGATGGAAGCAGGTAGAGTATGGATACCTAGTAATAGAAAATGGTCAGAAGATTTATTAGAAGAGTTATTACGTTTTCCAAATGCAGCACATGATGACCAAGTAGATGCAATGACAATGGCAATACACTATATGAAAGAGTCATGGCATCTTGAGCATCCTGAAGACCCAGAGTGGGATGACCCACCTATAAAAAAAAGAGTTGCATACTGGAGAACTTAATGTTATAATATGCATTAAAGGGGAAAAATGTCAATATTAAAAACAGGGACACAACTCATTAAAAATTTATTTAAGAACAAACTAACTGCTTCTGATTTAAATAATTACAGAAGAAGTTGTAATGCACATTATGATGATGTGTGTATGTAGGGGAAAATTATGCTTTCAACAGGATTACGTTCAGTATTAAAACAAGCTTTAACAAAACCTAGATTAAATAAAATTAAAACTTCTGAAGTAGCTGAGACTTTACCTAAACCTAAAGTTGAAGAAGATTTAGTTTTTACACCTATAAAAAAAGTAGAAGAGACAGGAGATGCAGCATCTGCTTTAGCTAAAGAAATAGGTATTGATAGAGATGAAATATTAAAAGCAGCAAATATACAAGCAAAAAGAACAGAAATACGTTCACCTAAGATTGTTAGAGAAGCAGCAGATGCATTAAAAGCAGGAAAAATTTCATCTAAAGAATTTAGAAAAATTCGTGATGACAATATTTCTCCTACAGTATTTAGTGAAAGTTTAGAAGCACCTAGTAATTTATTAATGTATTCTGTTTTAGATGGAAGTAAAAAAGATAAAATAATAGGTTTAACAAAAAATATAATTCAAGACCAACCTGTAGGATTACGTCTTGATATACCTGCTTATAGAGACTATAGAGTTTTTGTTCCTACTGTTCATGACTCATTAAATAAAAATAGACCTATAGGTCATATAGCTGCAGCTTATTTAAAAGGAATATTAAAAAAAGATGGTGGTAGAAATTTAATACAGTTACGACCTGCTAGTACAAAAGCTATTAATGTTGCCACAACAAAAATTTCTAAACAAACAGGTAAAGAAGGACCTGGACAAAAAACACCCTTTGCAACTATAGATGGAGCTATACAAGATATAGAACCATCTAGTGTAGTAGACTATGCAAAGAAAATAAAAAATAGTGAAGATTGGGTTGAGGTAGGTTTTAATCCTGATAAGGGAGGAGCTTTTTATAATAAGATAACTGGTAAGCCTGTTTTTGAAGCAGAAGAAGTAGTTCAAGTAGGAGAAATGGTTTTAGTAAAAGGAGCACGTACTCCAACACAATCACAATTAAGACAATTAAAAATAGATACACCTAAAGGTCCACGAATGTTTAGCCAAGGGGGAATAATAGAAAGTAGTGATAACTATAATACACAAAGGGCAATATAATGGCAATAGAAAAAAATCCATTTGATAAAATAGAAGAAACATTATCAAATGTAGTACAGCTTCCAGAACAAATTAAAGAAGCAACAGGAGCACCAACTATAGAACCAGATGAAGATGGGGGAGTTACTGTAGACTTCACCCAGACTACTATAGAAATGGAACCTGAAGGTGAAATGAAAGAATGGTATGGTAATATAGCTAATGACTTAGATGAAGGTGAGTTATCACAAATTGCAGAAGATGTAATTAATAATTATACAGCAGACAAAGATTCTAGAGGTGAATGGGAATCAATGTTTGAAAGAGGATTTGATTTACTAGGATTAAAGATAGAAGATTCAAGTGAACCTTTTGAAGGTGCTTGTACTGCTGTTCATCCTATGTTAATTGAATCAGCAGTTAAGTTTCAATCAAAAGCTATACAAGAAATGTTTCCTGCTAATGGTCCAGTTAAAACACAAATATTAGGTAAGGCAACTCCTGAAAGAGAAATGCAATCTAATAGAGTAAAAGATTTTATGAACTATCAAGTAACTGAGCAGATGCCAGAATACTTTGATGAGTTTGAAAGAATGTTATTTCATTTACCTCTTATAGGTTCAGCATTTAAAAAAGTTTATTATGATGCTAATCTTAAAAGACCAGTATCTGAATTTATTCCTATAGACCAATTTTATGTTTCATACTATTCTTCTAACTTACGTAAAGCAGATAGATATACACACGTTATTTATAGAAGTCCTGTAGACTTAGATAAAGATATGCGTACAGGTATTTATGATGATATAGATTTACCTGAAGCTACTAATCCTAATCCTACATCTTTCTCAGAAAAGATGGATACAATATTAGGATTGTCTCCTACAGAAAGTAGTGACCCACAATATACATTATTAGAACAACATTGTTATCTTGAAATAGAAGAAGACTATGCTCTTCCTTACATTGTTACTGTGGAAGAGCAATCTAGAACTATTTTAAGTATAAGAAGAAACTATAAGAAAGATGATAAACAACAACAAAAGATTTCCCATTTTGTCCACTACAGATTTGTTCCTGGATTTGGATTCTATGGGTTTGGCTTGATGCACTTTCTAGGTAACTTAACTATGACTGCAACTGCAGCTATGAGAAGCCTAGTAGACGCAGGTCAATTTGCAAACCTACCAGGAGGATTTAAAGCAAAAGGTGTACGACTTGTTGGTGATAATGAACCAATCAGTCCTGGTGAATTTAAAGAAATAGAAGCAACTGGAGTAGACTTAAGCAAGGCAATTATCCCTCTCCCCTATAAAGAGCCTTCCTCTACTTTATTTCAGATGTTAGGTTTCGTAACAGCAGCAGGTCAGAAGTTTGCTGATAGCACAGAACAAATTGTTTCTGATGCAGCATCTTATGGACCTGTTGGTACTACTATGGCTTTATTGGAAGCTTCAAGTAAATTCTTTTCAGCTATACATAAAAGATTACATAAATCTCAAAGAGAAGAGTTTAAGATTCTTGCACGTATAGACTATGAGTATTTACCTTCAGAGTATCCTTATGAAGTTCCTTTTGCTGAACAGAATGTGTTTAAGAAAGATTTTGATGGAAGGGTTGATGTAATCCCTGTCTCAGACCCTAACATTCCTTCTAATGCACATAGAATGATGCTCAGTCAAATGGCTCTCCAAATGGCACAGCAATCACCTCCTGGTATGTTTAATATAGAAGCATTAAATAGAACAATATTAAATGCTGCTAATATGCCTAATATAGAAGAGATACTTCCACCTAAAAAAGAACCACAACAGATGGACCCAGTATCAGATATTATGGCAGCAACAAAAGGTATTCCAATAAAAGCATTTGAAGGTCAAAATCATGATGCCCATATACAAACTAAAATGGCTTATTTACAAGACCCACAAAATGGTGCTAATCCTATTATGGCTAGAATTAAACCAATATTAGAATCTAATATACAAGAACATTCTGTTATGAAATATCAAGAACAAGTAAATGGTATTACAAGAATGGGATTAGAACAACTACCACCAGAACAATCACAAGTTGCTTCAATAGCAGAGATGGCAATGGCTCAAGCAGCACAGCAAGTATTAAATGCTAATCAAGCTATGGGTCAAGCACAATCACCTGAACAACAATTAGTTGCATTAAAACAAGCTGAAGTAGGATTAAAAGAAAAAGAATTAAAAATGGAAGAAGCTAAATTAAATGTTGAGTCTTCATTAGATGCTCAGAAATTACAACTAGAAGAAGCTAAGTTAATGAAGGATGCAGGAGTTGCAGGTCAAACAGCTATAATGAAAAAAGAAAAAGGTGACCTTGATAGACAAAGTAAAGAAACAATGAAGTTATTAGATTTAATTGCTAAGTCAGAAATAGCAGAACAAAAATCACAAATAGATTTAGAAAAAATTAGAAAACAATCTTTAGAAAAAATAGCTCAAATGGAAACAACAGATGATAAAGATAGAAGTATGAAATTATTAGATGTAATGTCTAAAGCAATACTTCAAGATGCAAAGAATAACTAGGGATATTTTATTCCTGTAGACTGCCCTAGCAGACAAGCCAAGACTACAGGTTAATTTTATTTAAGGAGAATAAATTATGGCAAACACAACTTTTAGTGGACCAATTAGGTCTGAAGAGGGTTTTAAATCAGTAACTAAAAACTCAAGCACAGGAGCAATAACAGAAAATATTACCTTTGGTAATAAAGGTGAAGTTGTTACACCTGTAGTATTAGCAGATGGTAATATTACTATTGTAAATACAACTCATGGTGGTAGAATTAATTTAGTACCAGATGGTGGACAAGATAATACTTATACACTTCCTGCACCAGAAGCAGGTGTAGCTTATAAATTTGTTTATGGTGGTGGAGCTACTGATGCTACTGATGCAATATTTATAACACCAGGTAATACAAATTTTTACAAAGGTAATATTGTGCATTTAGATACTAATGCTGATAATGCTATTGTATATCCAAATGGTAGTTCTAATAGTAGTTTACAACTAAATGTACCTGCAGCTTTTGATGTAACATTTATTGGTCTTGATAGCACAAACTATCAAGTCTTTGGAAATGTAACTTCAACTACTGCACCTGCATTTGCAGACCAATAAGATAAATGGAAGTATCTAATGAAGCTCTTCGTAAATTTGACGAGGAGCTTAACTTATTAAGAATTAATTTAGCAAATGGACAAGCAGATTCATTTGCTAATTATAAACAACTCGTAGGTCGTATTCAAGGAATTGAATGGTCTATTGAGGTAATTAAAACTATAACAAAAAAAATGTATGAAGGAGAAGAAGAATAATGCAACAAGTAAGCATGGCAAAAAGTATTAAAAATGATATGTGGATTTCTAAAGAAGATAAATTAAATCCAGATATGTTACCAGATTTACCTGGGTATCATGTTTTAGTAAGACCTGTTTCAATTAAAGAAAAAACTAAAGGTGGTATATTATTACCAGACTCTACCAGAGATGATATGGCTTATCTTACTACAGTAGGACAAGTTGTAGCTTTAGGAGATTTAGCTTACCATGATATGGAAAAGTTTCCTAAAGGACCTTGGTGTGAATTAAATGACTATGTATGCTATGGTAAACATGCAGGACAAAAAATACAATATAAAGGAATAAAGTATATTCTTTTATATGATGACCAAATTATTATGAAAGTAGAAAGTCCTAAGACATTAGACCCTACTTTTAATTTATCTAAACATAGTGTGTAATAATACTTGCATACTTTAAAATAATATAGTATAATATTAATATAACGTAACTCGTATGTCTCGTTAACAACGAAAGGGAATAAAATGGAACAACAGCAAGAATGGAGTGAAGTCCAAACTGAAAAGCCAGAAGAAACAAAAGTAGAATATGAAGTAGAAAAAGAAGAACCTAAAAAAGTAGAACCTGAAGTAAAAAAAGAAGAACCTGAAGTAAAAAAAGAAGAGCCAAAAGAACTTGAAGGTATTCAAACTAAAGGTGCAGAAAAAAGAATAAGACAATTAATTAAACAAAGAAAAGAAAAAGAAGAAGAAGTTTCTAGATTAATTAAACAAAATGAAGAGTTAAGTTCTAAATTAAATAATACACAAAAAGAATTTACAAATATAAGTAAATTAAATTTAGATGCAACTGAAAAACAATTAAAAGATAAATTAGAATTAGCTAGAAATGCATATACAACAGCACATCAAGATGGAGATGCTGATAAAATATTAAAGGCTCAAGAGTTTCTAAATGATGCACAGAATGATTTAAAATCAGTTGGTGCAACAAAGATGCAGTTTAAAGAACCAGAGGTTCAAGCACCACAACAACAAGTGCAACAACCTCAATATCAACAACAACCAACTCCTGACCCAAAGGCACAAAGTTGGGCAGAAAAAAATGATTGGTTTGGTGAAGATAAAATAAGAACTGCTGCTGCTCTAGCAATAGATGCAGATTTAAAAGAAGAAGGTTTTAATCCTACTGATGACGATTATTATACAGAAGTAGATAATAGATTGAAAGAAGCTTTTCCTCATAGGTATAAAGATGAACCAGTTGAGGAAACTCGTAAGCAGGAAACGTCACCTGCACAAGTGGTAGCAGGAGGTACACGTAGCACTCCTAGTTCTAAGAATAAAGTTAAACTAACAAAAGAAGATGTAAGATTAGCTAATAAATGGAATATACCCCTTGAACAGTATGCTCAAGAAAAGCTAAAAGCAACAAGTGCTGAAGGTGAGTATACAACTATAAACATGCAACGTGGAGGTAAATAATGACAACACGAATCAATACACGTAGTTCTCAACTAAGAGAAAATAATACTAACGAAGAAATTAATTATCAGTTTGAAGAACAAGATAGTTTACACATACCAAAAGCAGTAGAAAATCGTTTCAAAGACGAAGGAATGACTCTTGGATGGTTAAGAATAACTCTTAAAGGTCAAGATGATTTTAAATACATTGGTAAAAAAATGCAAGAAGGTTGGAAATTTGTTGATATTAAAGAAGTACCTGAGATAGAACAAACATCAGTCGTGAAGATGGAAGGAAGATACTCTGGAGCAGTCTGTCGTGGAGACGTTGCGTTAGGTAAAATACCTACCAAGTTATTCCAAAGTAGAAGTGAGTTTTACAGAAATAAATCTGATAAATTAATGGAAGCTGTTAACAGTCAATTAATGAGAGGAAATAATTCTAGTATGCCCATTTCTAATTCAAGTAAATCAACAGTAACAAAAGGTAAACAACCTAGTTTTCAGAAGTAAGTCTTTTGTTGCTTTTTTAACAATCAAAGGAGAATGAACTATGGCAAGTGTAAATGCCCCAAGAGGGTTACAAATAGCTAAGAAAAATGGTGATGGTTCTAACTCTACTGGTATACGAACTATTGATTTGAATCCCTGTAGTCCTTTAGTGGCTTCAGCATTAGTGCCTTCAGACATATTTACAGGTGACCCAATTATAATTGAACCTGCAGGTACAGTTAAGCCTTGTGCTGATGGAGTATCTATTAAAGCTGCAGGTGTTTTTCAAGGATGTAGTTTTGTAAATGCTAGTGGAGAACAGAAATTTGCTAGAAGTATTACTGGTGGAGTTACAGCAACTGATGTAAAAATTCATATTGCAAGTGACCCTGCCCAAACATTTTTTATCCAAGCTGATGCAACAGTAACTGCTGCTGCAGGTTTTGGTGTTGGTATAAAAAATGGAGTATATATTGGAGGAACAGGAAGTCATAAAACTGGACAAAGTGCTTATGTTTTAGACGCATCTGGTCCTATTGAGTCAATAGGTAATTTAAGAGTTATACGTAGAGCACCTTGGGATACAGGTACTGGAGCATCAATAGGTGTAACAGACCAATATCCTTGGTATGAAGTACGTATTGCTAACCATGTTGACAATTATATAACAGCAACAGTAACAGGTTAGGAGATAAATTATGCCAATAAATAGAGCTGCTATAAGCAAAGAACTCCTTCCTGGATTGAATGCAGTCTTTGGAATGGAGTATGGAGAAGTTAATAATGAGCATGAACCACTATATGAAGTAGAAAATTCAGATAGGTCTTTTGAAGAGGAAGTCCTCTTTACAGGATTTGGTACTGCTCCAACAAAACAAGAAGGTGCTGCTGTTGTTTATGATGATGCAGGAGAAAGCTTCACAGCTCGTTATACAAACGAGACTATAGCTTTAGCTTTTGCTATCACAGAAGAAGCAATGGAAGACAATCTATATGATACTTT